CTTCTACTTCTGCACGGGCCATCGAGCCCACCTCGCCTCCACCGCCATACGGGAGAGCCGAACCAAGAATCAATCCGAGGATTTTCTTATCGATCATTTCAATAAATCCAGTGACCATCTGGTGCCCTGCCATTCCTCCATCTTTTACTTCAAGCTCGGTCTCTTTATCGGTAACGAGAATGTTTCGCGACCGCATATCTTTAAGCGCGGTATAAAGTTCGTCCCTTACATCCTGATTTGTTTTATCCGTTCCACCCTCGCGGAAGGAATCAATCTTTCCGATTACAATTCCCTGCGCCCAGCGTTCAAGCCCTTGCAAACCTTCGCGCCAGATGATGCCTTTTATCCACCAGAAGAAATAAAGGGATTCCATTAATCCACCGCCGTAATTCAGGCGGGACTCTTCATCAAAATATTTTACCTTTATAAACCATTCGGGATTTTCGAGTGGTAGATATTCCCGGCGCGTCACGTTCCACAAATCTGTGATGACGCGCAACTCTTCCGTGCCATCTTCCCGAACGATAGGATCTGGCCGGTACCGAATACGGCGCGGGTCTACATCGCGCAAGCGAATCGGCACCCACCATTGACGGGTAATATCTTCTTCCCCCAAAGCTAAAGGAAGTTTTTTACCTTCAATAAAGGAATAAGACCGGCCACGGAAAATCGCACAGGCCAGCAGTTTTCTCGCTCCGTTGAAGTGCCGGATTTGCTTTACAATGTCTTCGACGATTGCAGCAGCTTTCTGATCTTTTTCGTCATCTGAAAAACCTTCCACTCTCCATTGCCGTGCGGCAACTGAATTCAGGCGTTGCTCCATCGCTTGCCAGATAGTAGAGTCTCGGCGGATTTTTGCCCAGATGTCAGGGTCTCTGGAGGCTGCATAGTCTGGATCGTATAGGCGTGTCCAAACTCGATAAGCAGAACTTAAAGCGTTGTTGTAGAGGTCCGCATTGAAGTTCCTGCCTTGAATCAGCGGCATTGTCATTAGAATTTCCCCCTGTAACTTACCAGAAACCTATAAAATTGTTTCCAATAAATCCACAATTTATATGGGCATCGAATCACGCCAGTCATCGCGGCGGTTTATTGTTCTGTTCCCATACCTTTCAAATTCTTTATCGACCTCTCGCTCTGTTACGTGCTTTGGGAGTGGTGAATAAATTCCCGCTCCCATTCCCTTTGTGCTTATGAAGCCGAAGCCGAGCGATAAAGCATCGACCTGATCCAGATAAGCTCCCGTGGGGAAAGCCTCCAGCTCAGATAAAAACGAATCGTTCCAATTTCCCCGCACTATTTTCAAATTCCCCACATTGCATTGACTGGCTACAGCATCCGCCCGAATTTCCTTTGATCCAGTTACCCGGATTCCTTCTACGTTAAATCCTGCAAGCCTACGCACAATCGCATGAATTTGAGCTATCCCTCCAGAGCCGCCTTCTTGTTCCAGCCGAACAGGTACTTCACGCCCATCCATCTGCGCGGTCTGGAAAATCATTCTGTCTCTTTCTGCTGGTTCCCATTTCCCCATCACTACATCTTCAACGACAAATTCCCCGTCAATACTTCTCGCCAACTTCACTCCCGCCGTTCTTTTTCCATCCTTGCTTGCTGCCAGATCCCACGCCCGGACCCTTACCGAATTGGGCATTGGAGCGTCAATTATTTCCACGGCTGACCTTTTGAAATATCCACCGCCTTTAGGAAAGGGCCTTTGTTGATAAAGAGATCCCCACCAATAATCCCCCATCCTTTTTCGTGCAGACTCAAGCATTTTAAGGGGGATCAAATCCGGGCAAAGTGCGTCGCCCCGCTTCCGTCTGAAGAGCGGGTTACTCTCTGCTTTTTCCGCTAACGCAGGAAGGTTGATTATGTCCCACTTATCCCCGCCTGACTCTTGCGCCTTTAATAAACGCCCAACTAAATCGTCTTCGTGCCACCGCGTCATGATGCAAATAATTGCCCCGCCTTTATGGAGCCGCGTTGAGAATGTCGATAGATACCAATCCCAGACTTTTTCTCTGTAGGTTTCGCTGGCCGCTTCTTCGTCATTCTTAACCGGATCGTCAATGATTCCCAGATCCATTCCCTTACCTGTGATGGGACCGCGCACACCAGCAGTCATCATGCCCCCATCGTGCTTGGCAATTTCCCATCTTTGAGCGGCTGAACTTTCCGCCCTGATTTTTACACCGAACCCGGGGCCAAACCTTTCCATGACCTCCCGTGATTTCCTTCCCCAGTTGGCTGCAAAGTCCGCTTCATAACTGGCAAGGATTACCCTGTTGTGGGGGTTGCGGATTAAATACCAAGCTGGAAAAAATTGAGAGATGAATTGTGATTTGCCGTGGCGGGGTGGCATCATAACGATCAGCCGCTTGCACGTTCCGTGCTGGATTTGCTGGAGCTTCTCAGCAATCACAAGGAGGTGCGGATAAGGCAACCACCTGCGATCACTCGCCATTATAGCGAACGCGGCTGGATCGCTCAACGCTGCTATCAGTTGCTCCTGAGAGGAGTCGGTAAAAGTCTGCACGTCTATCCTTGCTTGACAAATCGAGGATCTCGATGGGATCACCCGAAGCACCAGTTAATTCAGTTTTGTCCGCAACCTTTCCTTCGGTTCTTTCTAGGATTTCTTTTGCAAAAGGGAACTTCCCCTTCAAAGCTTCCTTGACCATCACTCGGGCGATGGCTTCAAGGTGTGTCAATCCGTCTCCACCTTTCAACTCGTCGTGGAGCATCGCCTTGATTTCTTCGGAAAGTGTTTTACCCTTGGGCCTTCCCTTCGGGTTTCCACTTTGCCCTTTCTTCCACTGCTTACTTTTGAACGCCTCATGCTGGCCATTATTTTTCCGGCCATCCTTCTTGGGCGCACCGTTTCCATTCTTCATGTAATTAATATTTATATTATTCCCGGAGAGAATTCAACCTTCAAGGGTAGAAGAAGACTTCCCTCATGGGTAGAAGTGAACTTCCTCTTCCTATGGAAGTAGACTTCCCGGCTGAGTGGAAGCGAGCTTCACCCCAACAGACCCAAGACAACAACAACAAAGAAACAAACCCAATAAACAAAACAAGGGAAAATAAGTCTCAGGAAGCTGTTGTTGTCTGTAGAAAAAAAAGTGCCCCTCCCCCGAGGGAGCAGGGGAGAGGCTGTTTAAGGAGATGGAGTTAGATGTTTTTCTTTTTTTTCTTCGGTCATTTTTTGGGTTTGGATTTTATGTTCTTAATCTGAGCTTTAAGCCCCAACCCAGTCAATTTCTCGAATACCTCCCTCTGGTCCGTTTCGTTCTCACATTCGATGATAATGCGAAAATCAAGCTCCTGCGACCCCTCAACCTCTCCAGACGGGGTTACGTTCATTATCGCCTCTATCTCATCATCGGTGAACCCAAGAAGGTTCACATCGAAGTTCTGGGCATCAAACTCAAGGAGCAGGTCAGCCATCTGCGTAAAGTCCCAGTTACTCAGCTCGGCAATTTTATTATCCGCTAGGGTGTACATATCGGCCTTTTCATCAGGGATGTCCAGAGAAATCACAGGAACTCTCTCTACGCCCGTTTCTTTCAATGCTTGGTATCTACCATGCCCCGCCACTATCCGATTGCTGGAGGCTTGAACCAGAATGGGGTTGAGGTACCCAAACGCTTCCATGCTTGCTTGAATTTGCTTGACGGCGTGATCCTTCCGAGGATTCTTTTCCCAAGGCTGGATTTTATCGATGGGCAAAATAACGACTTTAAGTGGCTCTATGTTCATCCTAGATCCCCTTCTTGTTTAACAGGAATTTTTATGCATGACAAGTGAATGGATATGCGGCCCGGTTTTTTTGCTTCGTGCTTGAAAACGGAAAGGTGAGTGATTTGGTTGTCATCCTCGAAAGCACCGCCTTTTTCCAGAGAATCGAGCAGGGCTTTTAGGTTGTTGTCTATATCGCGTTTTCTGCGGTCCGGGGGGAAAAGATCCACGCGAAGAGACAAAGGCCCGGAGAGAGGAGAGCAGGGACGCAGGAGAGCAGACACGTCATCTCTGAACCTACGCCCCCGCTGAGAGAGGAAAAATGCGCCCTTTCGGGATTTCTGGTAATAGTGATTTACGGTAGGAGCCCACGGAAGCACCGCAGAAAGCCAGTTTTCCCCCATTTCTATCATGGTTTACTCGTCACCCCATGGGCCAATATCGGAAATATCAGGAGAATCAGCCTCCTCAACGGCCACAGGAATACCCCTCTCGCTTCCAGAATCGCTCTCTGAGCCATCTTTATGGAGCTGATGGTACTGCGCTTCGGATAAATACCTAGAAACGCTTACAGAGGATTTGGGGATATATTGGGAAGAATTGCAGGCTGTACATGGGATCACGCCTGAATACGGGTAGTGGTTGTTTTCTACTTGGAAGTAGATAAAATCAAATCCACAGCCTCCGCAGGATGGGCAACGGTCTTTTTTCTCTGTCCGGCTTGCGGTGAAATAGCTAGGGCTGACCGCTTTTTGGGCTTCTAGGAATTTGGCCGCTTTAGGTCGAACTCCGCAATGATCGACGATCCAACCGCACATCCTCCGCCACATATCGATTTTGGTACCTTTCCACCGCTCCCAGAGATAATCCCGCACAGGTGATTCAAATCTTCCGAATTGAATTTCAATTATCTCCAGAGCCTTAAGAAAATCCTCATTTGACATTTTGGCTCCTCCTGAATTTAATTTCATCTACGATCCCCGGAACAGTTTTCCCAAGGACATCATCCCTCGTTACAAAATCAAAAAGCTCATCATGGGAAGCGTCGTTATTTACCAACGCATCCCGAAACTCAAACATGGCTGAGGTGTATGGGGTGGGCAAGGCGAAGTTGGGGTTGTCACGATCATGACGGGATTTGTACACACTCGCTATCTGCCGAGCTAACTCCAGCGGTGTTCTCTTCTTCTTTGAAGATGGAGATGGAGATGGAATTGGAGATGAAGCGGCTTGCTTTTGCTTCTTTTTGCTTGGGGGT